TCATTCCTAATCATTTCTGGTGATCATGATTTTGTGCAACTTCAGAGGTACAAAAATGTCACACAGTTCTCTCCAATTCAAAAGAAGTTTGTTAAGGCTGACACAACGCCGGAACGAGCTATATTGGAACATACGTTTAGAGGGGATAAGGGAGACGGAATCCCTAACGTCCTATCTGCGGACGACTCCATCGTCGCTGGCGAACGACAAAAGCCTGTTACCGCCAAGAAAATTGAAGAATGGTCTCTAGCACTCCCTAGTGATCCAGATTTCCAAGCTAGATATAAAAGAAACCAAGTCCTTATAGATTTTAGATTTATTCCTGAAAAGATAAAGCATTCGGTTATTGAATGCTACGAACAACAACCAAAGAAAGATCGTAGTCAACTTCTAAATTATTTTATGTCACATAAGATGAAGCAGATGATTGAACTGATTGAGGAGTTTTAATGAAAACGACAGTTCCACAAGCCTTAGAAGAGATGGATAAGGCAAAAGCGTTTGAAGATAAAGTAAGGATCCTTCAGCAATTTAATAGTGATCCTTTAAGACTTATTATTAGATTAAATTTTGATCCAAATCTTAAAATGGATTTACCTGAAGGCGCACCTCCATACAAGACTGACAAGAATGTCCAGGATGGAATGGGTCAAACTAATCTTTATACCGAAAATCGTAGGTTTTATATCTGGCTTGATCGCAACGTCCAGTTACCCAAAGTTAAAAAAGAACAATTGTTTATTCAAATGCTTGAAGGGTTGCAGTGGAAAGAGGCTGAAGACGTTATCCTTGCAAAAGACCGTAAATTACATACGAAGTATAAGACACTTCATCCAAAAATTGTTCAAGCAGCGTTTCCTGGTTTAATTCCCCCAGATGTAACCGAGTTGCCAAAGGTAAAGAAAGAACCAAAAAAAGCCAAGGACCCTTCGGAAGTTTCATTTCCAGAATAACATTTTGGAAACAAGAGCCCGAAGAGGTCAAACCATCTAAAGACCCCTGGCAATCATACTACGACATACCTAAGTATGAAGATTACTATACCTTTAAGGTGCATAAAAAGTAATAGTTGATTATTGGTCCAGATACCTATATCATGTATACACCTTTACTAAGTGAGATGATATGTTATTATACACGTCTACCAAATCCCAGGTTAAAGCAAAGTCCATGACCAAAGCCCAAAAGGTAGAGTATGCCAATTGGTGCAAGTCTGTAGGTATTAATCCTGAACAAAAAAGGAATGCTGTGGCTAAAATTGTCAAAGGTGGTAAGTATGTTCCCCCTAAAGTGTTTCGACGTGAAACACCCAACTATCCTTCCCATGATTCCGGTATAGGGGTGGCGGCAAAAAAACAAGTTAACGTATATACTGGCGACCAAGTTATGGGTATCTCCATTGTTCATAAGTCATGTCTCCAGCCGGTATTTTCTGGTGACCAGGCAAAAGACTTTGCATCCATGCGGCGATGAGACTAGGATATTCAATCAATCGATATTCGTTGGAATTGTGGCCCTATGACCAATGGTCTAGGCGCCACATGTATAAGTTGTGTAAGATGTACAGTTTGACTTTTGAATTAGTACCTACTACTATGGGCACTGAGGCGTTGAAGTTGAATCAAACAGACTTCGACATTTTATTATTTGTACTTGATCGTTATGAGGTAAATGTAAATGAGTAATATTCCATCTTCACCAGAAGATCGCAAGAAAATCAGAGTAGCTCTTCAAGAGATCTCTGACAGCATGACCAGGATCGAAGCAGAGCGAGATCTAATAAAAGATATCATTAACACTGTACACGAAGATTTTCTTCTCAATAAGAAAACGTTTCGTAAGATGGCAAGAGTATTCCATCGTCAAAACTTTAGTGAAGAAGTGGCTGATCACGAAGAATTTGAAGTTCTCTATGAGAACATTACACTGTCTGCAACACTTCCTCAGTCATCATGAGTGATCGATACATTCTTGAAGGAATTAAGTTAGATAGCAAGGGAAGGTCAAAGTCTTCGACGATCATTGGGGTCTACAGGACTTTGACAGAAGTCGAAAAAGTAATAAGTGGACTTAGTTCGAACAATCGACTAAAATTCAATATTCAAACAGACTACACATTATTTGATCATGTCAATACACCAGATTATCTCTCAGTTAGCAGCGACATCTTCACGCTTGGAAAAGGAAGCAATCCTTAGAGCTCATGTCGATAATGACCTGCTAAAGCATGTCACAAAACTAGCACTTGATCCTTTCATTCAATTCTATATTCGTAAGATTCCAAAGTACAAAGCAAAACAAGTAACGTTGTCGCTTGCTGGTGCTTTGGATAAACTTAGCGAATTGTCCAGTCGTAATAAGACAGGCAATGCTGGAATTGAACACTTAACCTATATTATGGAGTCAGTTAATGCAGAAGACGCTTTGGTCATTGAACGAGTCATTGAAAAAGATCTCAGATGTGGAGTCAGTGAAGCTACAGTCAACAAGATCTGGCCTCGATTTATTCCAACGTACCCCGTCATGCTGGCTTCTGGGTTTGAGGGAAAGCTCATCGAAAAGTTTAACTGGCCAGGCTTTGTCCAACTCAAGTTGGACGGCATGCGCTTTAACGCGATCGTCCGTAACGGAAAGGTAGAGTTACGTTCACGGAATGGTAAAGAGTTAAACATTCCAAATGAATTGTTCCATCAATCGTTTACTGAGCTTGCAAAGTTCTATCAAGAAGACGTTGTGTTTGATGGTGAGCTGTTAGTGATTAATCAGTCTGGCAAACCTCTTGATCGTAAGACTGGAAACGGTATACTTACTAAATCGATCAAGGGAACTCAATCTAAAGCAGAAGCTGAAATGGTTAGGGCTACACTTTGGGATGCAATTCCGTTCAATGCGTTTGTTGAAGGTGTGTTTGATACTCCTTACCATAAGCGATTGAAGTCTCTCACTACATCGCTTACTAATGTTCCACAAAATCTATCTCATCTGTTATCGATCGTTGAAACGAAAGAAGTTGAAAACCAGTACCAAGCTACAGAACTTTTTAACAAGTATCTCCAGCTTGGCTTTGAAGGAACGATTCTCAAAGACCGCAATGGAATTTGGGAGGACAAGCGTTCTAAAGGTCAAATAAAATTTAAGGGTGAACTTGAATGTGACCTTAAGATTGTAGGATGGGAAGAGGGTACTGGAAAGAATAAGGGTCGTTTGGGCAATCTAGTCGTTGAATCCAGTGACGGTGTAATCAGAGTTGGAGTAGGTACTGGATTCACTGATCTAGATCGTGATACAATTAAACCTAACGTCGTTGGTAAGATTGTTTCCATCAAGTATAATGCTCGAATTCAAGACAAACGTGGCAATGTAGAGAGTCTATTTTTGCCAGTATTTTGTGAGATCAGAGAAGATAAGACTATGGCAGATTCTAGCTTGGAGATTAAATAATGAAGCTTTTTAAAGAACTTAGTACGTTAGAAACCTACATCATTGATCTAGACTCGGCATTGAGTCTATTCAAAGCACTTACCTATTCGTGTAGAGATATGACTGATGATGATGTCGAGAAGGCATTACACGGTATGTTGGCTTCATTTGAGCGTATCAATCAAGATATTCGCACAGAATTTGATAAAGTGTGGGAAGCTGATAAGAAAGAAGTTTGGAATGTTAAACGTGAAAAGAATCAGGAAGACGATAAAATCGATCTCGATGCGTTGAATGAAAAGATGAATCCTCCAGTACTCGTTTTTCAAGTTGGTGATGTAGAAGATCCTCATTTGTGTGCACAGATGCATATTTCTGAAAAACTACCTAGTGCACCACATAAGTATTATTACACCCTCCTCAACATGGGCATGGGTCATGAAGTGAGGGTGTACGAACGTCAAAGTGTATAAAAAGGAGGCTGTATGGATGAAGAAACCAAAGCAAAACACAGCAAACGAATCCAACAAAAAGAGAATCACATCAGGCAGCAAGTAAAAATTGCAAAACAACACGGAATCTCTTCATACAGCGACTTTTTGGATCAGCCGCACAGATTTGTGAAACACAGTGCAATGAACTGTGGTAATCCAAAATGCATCTATTGTGCCAACCCAAGACGTATTTTTAACGAAAAAACCAAGCAAGAAAAGAGCTTCGAGCAAACAAAAGTGTGGACGGATACTTAAATAAAAATCCCTTTTAAATCAATCAGTTAAATACCTGACTATTTTGGTCAGGTATTCCTGCACGGGGTTTTTGGTGTTGACCTTTTTCCTAATATCTGTATAATGGGGGTTATGTTAAACAACAACGGAAACAAACAAATGAACCAAGCAGAGAAAGCTCGCTTCCAACACAACATGAACACCTTTGGTATGAGCCACGAAGAGCTCGAGCAGTTGATCTTCGCTAACGAGGATCGCCTGCCGATGCTTGCTGCAGGTATTCTCTCTGACATTCAAGAGCTTCTCAATTCTGCTCCAGATAGTAAGACAATGCGTGATCAGATTCGCAAGCAGTTGAACGTAGCTAAGTATGCACTTTTCACCGAAGCAGCTTAAGAGGAAAGTAACATGTCGGATCAAATCGTAGGTTATGGTATGGTTGTCATT